GAGACTAACAACAAATGACCGCGATGAATTATATGATGCAAGAATTAATCCGATTGCTACTTTTCCCGGTGGGGACTTTGTTATTTTCGGACAAAAAACATTACAAATGGCGAAATCCGCGTTAGATAGAGTAAATGTACGAAGAATGATGCTAGAATTAAAAAGACAGGTTATTTCAATTGCTGATCGATTACTTTTTGAGCAAAATAACCAAACAACGAGAGATCGGTTCATTAATTTAGTATCGCCAAGATTATCTTTAATACAAGCCCAGCAGGGTATCGAATCATTCAGAATAGTGATGGATGATACTAATAATACTGAACTTGATAAAGAGAACAACAGGCTAAATGGTAAGATAATAGTAGTACCAACTAGAACTATCGAATTTATTTCCATCGATTTTATCATTACGAACGCCGGTGTTTCGTTTGAATAATACTTATAGATAAACAGGAGTTATACAAATGGCAGAAAAAATTCTAAAGAGTCCCGGGACCTCCGCAAGGGAGATTGACTTAAGTCAACCAGGTACTGTAACCATTCAAGGAACGCCAGCCGTTGTGATTGGCACGGCTGAGAAAGGACCAGCTTTTGTCCCAGTTTCTTTTGCAACAATGAATGATTTTAATTCAAAATTTGGCCCCAGTGACGGAAAAAAGTTTGGTCCTATCGCTGTTGCTGAATGGATCAGAAATGCTAGGTCGGGCGCATATGTTCGAACTTTAGGTGTTGGAAAAGGAGAAAAAGCTCTCTCTTCCGGCCGAGTTGAAAATGCTGGTTTCGTCGTAGGTGCTAGACAAGTTCAAGATACAGGAATCGTTGGACACAATTCAAAAGCAGGGCAAGGCGGACCGATCGGCAGAACTTGGTTCATGGGCTGCATCATGTCAGAATCAAATGGATCTTCATATTTTCAAGACTGTGGTATAAGTACTCCGATGAGTGCTTCCATTCTTAGAGCAGTTATGATGTTTCCATCCGGTGTTTTCCCAGGTCTTTCTGGTTCCGGCGCATCAAACCCAGTAACCGCTTCTTCGGTTGCCCAAGGATCTTACGGAACTGGCTTAGATGCCGGTGGTCGTTATGGTTCAATGAATTTAAGCGCAAATGGTGGATCTACTTTCGCACTATACTTAAATGGCTATACTGGCGCTTATCCTAAAGTGATGTCGGCTTCAATGGATCCAGGGTCTAGTAATTATTTCAGTAAGGTTTTTAATACAGATCCTGCTTCGATTGAAACAAAAGGTCATTTACTTTATTCTTACTTCGATATTGATGCTGCACTAGCAGTCCCATCACCATCCCATGGTTTGCTTGCTCATAGACCAAGGGTCTTAATCAATACTGGTTCTGCAGCAAGAAATACATATACTGGCGGATCTAATTATGTTCCTAACTATGAAGGTTTTGAATATCGATTTACTCACGCTAAAACACCATTTATCATCTCCCAGACTATCGGTAATTCTGAAAAGAATTTACTTAGATTCCATGCTTTAGATGCTGGTGTTTATGGTAATAATAAAGTTAAAATTTCGATCGCTAATATTCAAAAAAGCCGAGATGTAAATAATAAATATGGTACTTTTGATGTATTGGTCAGGCGTCTTCGCGACTATGATTCAAATCCAATTATTTTAGAAAAGTTTATTGGCTGTGATCTTAATCCAAATAGCCCTAGATTTGTTTCTAGGATTGTCGGTGATCAAAATACATTCTACGATTTTGATAAAGCAACAGCTAATCAAAAATTAGTAGTTGAGGGATCATATGCAAATCAATCAGCCTATATCAGAGTAGAGGTTAATGCTACGGTAGATGCAGGTACAATGAATCCTGAGGCGCTTCCTGTTGGTTTCCGTGGTCCATATCACTTGGTAACTTCAGGTTCTTCAATGCTTAATCCTCATACTGCCGATGCAACTTATCTACCGGCCGAAGGTACGAATTCTGACGCAACACTTAATCTTAAATTCTTACAGATGCAACAAACTCCCCTCCTATATAGGAAATCAATTTCCAGTGGTACTGGTAATAAAGCTAGGGTAGTTAGTGATCTTTATTGGGGAATTCAAAATACTAAAGTAACTAGTACAGATACACCGAATGATAGTACAGCCATTAATGCAACGATGGAACAATGGACTAAATATCATCCTGGGTATGAAGGAAGCTGGCCAGCATGGGTCGGTGCAAATGAAGGCGTTGCTGATTCAGATGCTGCAGTACTTGATGCTGATAGATTTGAAAATGGTAAATTTACTTTAGAAAGAGTTTTAATCAAAACTAAAAGTGCGGAAGATGTAGTAGATCCAACTCAATGGGCCAACTCTTCTTATGTTCGAACTGGTGTTGATCCAAGTACTGCTGGATATAGATTTTTAGATATAAGCAAAGACTTTGCGCAACAAGCTTCTAGAAGATACTATAAGTTTACTACAATTATGCAGGGTGGTTTTGATGGTGTTAATATCTTTGATGCTGAAAAAGCCCAAATGCTAAACGCCGCAGCTCTTAGAGAGATTTCAGATTCACAAAACCAAGGTGGCACAGCTGGTCCTACTGTAGCAGCATATAGAAAAGCTTTAGATGTTATTGCAGAAAAGAGTTCGATTGATTTACAGCTATTGGCAATCCCTGGCTTACGCGAACCGGCTGTTACTGATTATGCAATCGATAAGACGGAAGAAAGATTTGATGCACTTTTTGTTATGGACATTGAAGAATGTGATTATACCGGTACTTCTGGTATGGTTACCGGATCTGTCCAAGAAATTAGTGTAACCAATACCGCAGCAAAACTCCAAGCTCGAGCTTTAGATACTAGTTTCGCCGCAGCTTATTTCCCTGATTGCTTGGTCCGAGACCCTGTGTCTGGGGCTAATGTGCGCTGCCCGCCTTCTGTCGCAGTTCTTGGTGCAATGGCATTGAATGATAAAGTTGCTCATCCTTGGTTTGCTCCTGCAGGTTTCACCCGCGGTGCATTATCAACTACAGAACAAGCGCAAGTAAGACTTAACAGGGCTAACCTAGATACTCTTTATGAGGTTGATATTAATCCTATCACTTCATTCCCGAGTTCAAAAGGAGTGGTTGTTTTCGGTCAGAAAACACTACAACAAGCACAATCTGCATTGGATAGAGTAAACGTTAGAAGATTGTTAATCGATATTCGCAGGAAGGTTAGAAATGTTGCTAATACCATTATTTTTGAACCTAATCGTGAAGCTACATTAGCTCGCTTCTCTGGAGCAGTTCAACCCATCTTGGCCAGAATCCAGGCACAACAAGGTTTGGACCGTTTCAAAGTAATAATCGATTCCAGTACAACTACTCAATTAGATGTAGAGAATAATACTGTTCGCGGTAAGATTTTCTTACAACCAACTAGAGCAGTTGAGTTTATTTCACTTGATTTCGTTGTAACTAACCAGGGCGCAGAAATTTAATAAGTAATTTTTGTCAACCACATAATTAATGGTATAACAGGAGAATAGAAAATGCCAGAAACTTTAGACGTCGTCGATTTGCTCCCGAATAAGTTTGAGCCAAAAAGACAAAATAGATGGGTGTTAGCCATTGAAGGCATTGACGCGTTCCTTGTCAAATCTGCGAAGAGGCCTAACATCACATTTAATGAAACAACTATTGAATTTATTAATTCGAAAAGATATTTAGCCGGTAAAGCAGATCTTGGAACGTTAGATGTTACTATCTACGACCCAATCGCCCCATCCGGTGCGCAGCAATGTATGGAATGGATTCGGACTCATTATGAATCTGTATCTGGTCGTGCAGGCTACTCGGATTTCTATAAAAGAGATATTCAACTTAAATTATTAGATCCCGTTGGAACTGTTGTTGAATTCTGGGATATCAAAGGTGCTTTTTTGACTTCGGTTGATTTTGGTTCCTTAGATTATAGTGCTGACGATCCTACAGAGATCAGTTTATCTATGAGATATGATAACTGCGTATTGCAATACTAAAAATATCTAGATTTTATTTTACAAAGGTACAGTAGTCTCTAAATTAAAGAAGTATATTCGGATAATTTGGAGATTAATGTATGTCTGATAAAAAACGTAAAAATAAAATTTTTGCTGATTCTTCTGGATCCCGTGCTAATATGACCGGCATGCCAACAAGAAACACTATGAAGGACGACTTTGGTTTGGATATTCCGACTGAGCTCGTCCCTCTTCCGTCCGGAGGTGTGCTATATCCAGAAGATAGCCCCTTGCATGGGAAAGAAACTGTTGAGATTCGGCCGATGACTGCAAGAGAAGAAGATATTCTAACTTCTCGAGCCCTTATTAAGAAAGGGACAGTTATTACAGAATTAATCAGGTCTTGTCTTATTGATAAATCAATTGATCCAAATAAGCTGATTGCTGGCGACAGGAATGCTCTTATGACATCGTTGAGAATTACCGGCTATGGTGCAGAATACACTACCGAAGTAGAGTGTCCTGACTGTGGAGAAAAATCTAAACAAGCGTTTGATCTTACACAGTTGCCCGTTAAAAGACTAGAGGAAGATCCTATTGCTAGCGGTCAAAATCTTTTCTCATATACGTTGCCGTATACTAAAAAAGAAGTTAAATTTAAATTTCTTGATGGATCTGATGAAACTGAAATTAATAAATTGCAGGAAAGATCTAAAAAATCCGGCGCTAAAAACACCAACTTGGTTACTTTAAGATACCGATATCAAATTAAGGCCATTGATGCTATTACCGATAAAACAAAGATTCAGATGTTTATTAGAAATATGCCGGCACGGGACTCTAGGGCTTTGCGCGCACATATTGATGAAATCGAACCTGGAATTGAAATGAAAAATTGGATGGAATGTCCGATGTGTGGTGAAGAATCGGAGGTTAGAATGCCATTAGGGGCATCGTTTTTTTGGCCTGACGCCGAAAGATAAAGAGTATATATTAGAACACATTTTTGGCTTAATGTATTATATGGGTTTCTCTTATGTAGAAGCTTATAATATACCGGTTTGGCAAAGAAATTGGTTTGTTCGGAGAATTAATAAAGAATTCGAGAAAGCCAAAGAAGCAAACGCACCAGTACAGTCTAAGGCTGCTCATACAAATACTCCTGAGGCTAGAACTCTAATGGGTAATACAAGAGCTCAAGTACCAGCCAATCTAAGAAGATTTACGTAGATAATGCCGCCTTGAGCGGCTTTCTTTTTTTGAATTTTTTACCTAAGTATAATTATTGATATTAAGGAGCAAAATGATGAATCCAAAACAGATTATAGATATGATTGGTTTTATCAAGGGTGAAGCGCAATCTAGCCTTGTAGTTGAATCAAAGGCACATGCAGAACCCTTGGCACAAGTAATTTTTGAATCTAAGGTTTTATATGATATGCTACATGGTTCATATAGTTTAGATAATATTGTAGAGCAGATCTCTAAAAAGAACCATGCTGCTAAAATTTATGAAAACATCACTGGAATTAAGTGGCCTTTTTAGGATAGTATTTTATGGCTAATAATGATCTAGGCAGTCAATTATCGCAATTAACGCAGATGAAAGATATTCTCAGTCAGCTTCCCGACATGTTCGGTAAGTTGGGCGATAGTATTGGAGATCAAACTGATCCATTACGAGAATTAGCCAATTCCATGAAAAATGCAACAGATACTAAGAGAATTACCGATATGGACGAAGCCCTACAAGAAATGGGTAAGACTCTAGACAAAGGCGGTTCTCATTGGGAAAAGTATGGCAAGAAAGCAGCTTTAGCCGGTGCTGCAATCACCGGTGCAGCAACCGCGTTCAAAACATTTAAAGCGGGTATGGGCGGAATGCTTAACATGGTTGGCAGTTTAACTTCCTCTATATTTAATCTTGCTAAAGGTGCTGTAGGTTTATTAATGAAAACTTGGGGCGCTTTTACTGGAGCAGCCGCCCGCGCTCATAAAGCCGGTCTAGCAGTCGCAAGACAATACGAGGAGCTAAAAGAAACATTCGGATCGCTTGCAAGTAACGAAGGCGCGGCTGTCATTGGCGCATTTAAAGAAATTCGGTCATCGGGTGGTTTTGCAGCTAAAACAGGGATAGGGTTAATGAGCGCTTTCGGTGGTGAATTTACTGCTGGATTAAAAGAAATAGCTGCCCTTGCTGGAGAGATGGGAGATTCATTCGGCCAGCTTAAAGAAGAATTTGTAGAAAACGCAACTGAATTATTGGTGATGAATAAAGGTCTCGGAATGACTGGTGAAGCCTTGGCAAATATGGGTCTAATGGCTCGATCAGCCGGGGAGTCAATGAATGAAGCCTTAACAGAAACAATGCAGCAGGTAACACATCTCGAGAAAACATTTGGCGTTGACGGAAAGCTTATTGGTAAGAATTTAGATAAAATGTCTAAAGATATGGTTAAATTCGGCCATATGACTAGAGCCGAGTTATCTGCAACTGCAGCATATTCTGCAAAATTAGGTGTTAGTATAGAAACGCTAAGTAAAGTTTTTGATAAATATGAAAACTTTGAAGATGCTGCTACCGGGGCTGCGAAACTAGCCGAGGCATTTGGCATGAATGTCGATGCTATGGATATGATGAATGCAGACTCGCCGGCAGAACAAGTTGATATGATGCGTCAAGCATTTATGGAAACTGGGAAAAGTCTTGATGATCTAAGCCGGCAAGAAAAAGCATATATGGCAGAACTAACCGGTCTAGAAGGAGACGAACTTTATAAAGCATTCGATCCAGCAAATGCCGATATAGGCTTTGATGAAATGCTATCTGAGGCAGAACAGGCTGCTGAGAGTGTTACTCCAGAAGAGGCTATGTTAAATGCTGCTGAAAAAATAAAGAAAGTCTTGGAAGAAATAAATAAAGAATCAACAACTTTCTTCGGTCGATTCGCTGAAGGGTTTTCAAAAGGCCTTGAGCACATGGCCATGACGTCTCCTGCTTTGAAACACATGAATGCTGGTTTAGAGAAAGTTTGGCAGATTGGTTATGATTTAGTCGAAGCTTTATTCGGCCCAGACGGCGCTTTCGGTAGCAATAACGAAGATTCGATGAAAGCTTTTATGGGACATATTGATAATATCGTCAGCTGGTTCCAGTTTTTATCAGATGAAATTGTAAAATTAGCAAAAGGTGGGTCTTTTGAAGATTTTATAGATAACATGACAACATCGGTCAAAAACTTCTTCAACAATGATTCCACTAGTGCGTTTGGAACAGGGATTGCCAATTTCATTGCCGACGGAATTGCACAATTTATAGCAGCAATACCAGATATCCTTAATGGAGTAACTGGTATTCTTAGAGGTCTTTTAGGAGAAGACAGTGCAGCTGCCGATGAAGTAGGTGATATGTTCGGGGGTATGTTTGGTGAAGCAATCAAAAAAATCAAGTGGGCTTTTATACAGAACCAAACCGAAATTGAGACAGCACTTACTGATTTTATGTGGACTATTGTTGATCTAGTTGAGGCTGCGTTATTTTCAGAGCCAGGTAAAGAATTAATGAAAATAGTCGGCCTATACATGGGTGCCTTATTAGTATTTGCATTGACAAAAGGGGTTATCTTTGGTATAGGCTCCTTCATCGGTAGTTCTATTGCTGCCGCAGCCCCCGCGATGATTATGGATGCAGTGTTCGGAAAAAAGGCAGCGGAGGAGGGCGCCAAACGCGCAGGTT